TTGGTCGATAGCGACCTAGGAATTGCGTAGGAGGTAGAAAGAAATGGCGATTGGTATTTTTGTAGAGTACAAAGGTCAGGTCACACAACTTCCTGTCAATCCAGAAGAGCTAAAAACGAAGAATAGCGCCAATAACGAGTCAACAACGAGTATTGCGCTAGGAGAAATAACCCAGATGAGTTTTCCTAAACTATCTGAGGTTACTTTCACTTCATTCTTCCCGAGAGACACTTTCCGCTCTTATGTCCTGAATAAATCAGGAACGCCTGAAACCTATGTTCGACTCTTAAAGAAAATCATGGACGGAAAAGAACCTTGTCGCTTGATTATCTCTGGCGTGGGTATCAATATGCTTGCGACAGTTGAGAGTTTCGAGCAACAAAGAAAAGCTGGTATTCATGAGGATGTTTACTACGACATCACTTTCAAAGAGTACAAGATGGCCAAGGCTCGGTTTGTAAAAATCGAAAAGAAGGTATCAGAAGAGAAGAAAGCTAGTCAGCCTCAGAAAGAACAAGCTCCCTCAACCAAGAAAGAAGTGACTATCGGTGCAAAGGTGCTCGTCAATGGGCAGCTGCATAGAGATAGCTACGGAGAAGGGCCGGGTCAAACTGAGTCAAACGCAACTAGGCTTGTCAATTATATCAATATGAAAGGGTCGCATCCTTATCACGTTACCATGTTGGATGGTGGTTGGCGTGGTTGGGTTACTGCTGATTCGGTACAAGTCCTATGATGGAATTTCTGATTCAAGATGTGAATGACGGTAAAGTCTTTGATATCACTGAGTTGGTCGGAGGTGTCAAATGGGAAACCAGTATTGATTTTCAGCCGGGAAAACTTGAGTTTGATATGATCATAGACTCGCAGGTTGCTTGTAACTTTGGGGATGTTATTCGCTTTAAGGTAGATGATAAGGGCATTTTTTACGGTAAAGTTTTCAAGAAAAAGCGGAAATCAGCCAAGAAATGGTCGGTTACTGCTTATGACAGAATGAGGTACCTGAAAAACACTGACACAATCGTGTTTGAAGCCTCTAAAAGTCATGAAATCTTCAGTAAGATTTGCGAAATATCAGAACTTGAGTACAAAGTTGTTGATGAAGGAAACTGGACGTGTCCTGAGAAAATCGAAGATAAGAAAACTTATTTTGCGATGATCCAGAATGCTTTGGACTTAACATTGATTCATGGTGGTATGTGGTACATCATCAGGGATAACTTTGGCACAGTCGAGCATATAGCCTTAAATTCGCTGATTACTGACTTAGTGATTGGTGATGATAGCGTGGCGACAGACTTTGACTATGAAGGTTCTATCGATGACAGTTTCAACTATGTGAAGCTGACTAAAGACAACAAGCAGAGTAAGAAGCGTGAAGTTTACGTTGTGAAAGACTCTAAAAACGTTGCTCTTTGGGGCAAGTTGCAGTACCACGAAAAAGTGGATGAAAAGATGAATGAGAGTCAGATTCAACAAAAGGCTGAACTCTTATTGAAAGCTAAGAATCATCCTAAAAAGACCTTTAAAGTTCCTTGTTTAGGACATCTTGGAATCAGTGCAGGCAACAGTGTTGTACTGGATTTTGCTGATTTAGAGTCTGAAGGGATTAAGAAGAACAGCCTTGGTATTATCTCTAAATGTACCCATAAGTGGGACAAGGTGCATACAATGGATTTAGAATTGAGGACGCTGGAATAATGGCAGGAGAGTTATTAGCACGCCTTTTGGCGCAAGGAGTAGATGATGGGACAGATAGAACAGATATTGTTTTTGGTTCTGTCACGTCTGTTTCTCCTTTAACAATCAAGGTTAATAATAAACTTGAAATCCCAGAGTCTTTTTTAGTTCTAAGTCCGATGGTTAAAGAACTACGCACTGGAGATACTGAAGGGGACAACAAGAGATGGATTGTTTTTCGTGATCTTGAAGCAGGAGACAAAGTCTTAATGATTAAAGCTCAGAATGGGCAATTATACTACGTTTTACAAAGGATGGAGTGAAGATGGTAGATATACGAAACATTGAAGAAGTTGTTTTGCCATCCTACACTTATCAAGTGAAAAATGGCAGAATACACGGATATATTGACGGCTTAGAAGCCATGAGGCAAGCAGTTGAAAAGATTTTGCTTACAGAACGGTTTGAGTGGGTTATCTACTCTTCAAACTACGGAGTAGAATTGGAGCGCTTGATTGGAAAGCCTTATGATTTTGTAAAAGCTGACCTTGAGAGAACAATTTCTCAAGCCTTGTTAGTTGATACAAGAATTAAAAGTATCCAAAATTTCTTCATCGAGCAACAAACCAAGGACAGCTTGCTTTGTGTCTTTGAAGTCCATACCATATCTGGTTTATTTAAAGTTGAAAAGGAGGTGACGCTGATTAATGATAGGTGATTTCTTAGAAAAATATACGTTTGATTATCTGATGAATGACGCTCTTTCTCGTGTCAATGAAAATATTGATACACGGGAAGGTTCTATCATCTATGACGCATTAGCGCCTGCTTGTTACGAGTTAGCTGGTTTTTATTTGCAGTTAAAAAATCTACTGCTAGATACATTTCCACAGACTGCTATTGGCCAATACCTAGACTACAAGGTTGAAGAGTTCGGTCTACATCGTTATCCGTCAAAAAAAGCGGTACGCTTTGCGGAGTTTAAAAACGAGAGAAAAGAAGGTATACAAATCGCTTTAGGCTCTCGTTTTGCGACTCTTGATGAAGCTGCAATCATCTACAAGGTTGTTCGTGCCACAGATGTAGTAGGCAAGTATGAAGTAGAGTGTGAGACAAGCGGCGTTGTCGGTAACCGCTATTACGGCAATATCTTGCCCTTGGAGAACTACAGAAACCTCGCTACAGCAGTCTTAGGAGAAATTGTTACATCCGGTCAAGATGAAGAAACTGACGATGACTTGCGGAAGCGTTTCTTGATTTACGTCAATGAGAAGCCGTTTGGCGGTAATTTCATTGAGTACGTTCAGCGTGTCCGTGAAATTGACGGAGTTGGTGCAGTTCAGGTTTATCCAGTTTGGAATGGCTCAGGAACGGTTAAAGTAGTTATTTTAGACAACGACTTAAACTTGGCATCTACTGAGACAATTAAGAAGGTGCAAAATGTTCTGGATCCACTTGAATATACTGGAAAAGGAGTTGGACTTGCTCCTATCAATCACCGTGTGACGGTTACGACTGCGACACGCTTCCCGATTGATATTGAGTTTAAACTTGAGTTGATGACAGGATATCAGCTAAATCAAGTAAAAGAACTGGTAGACAAGGCTCTAGACCAGTATTTCTTGGATTTGAGAAAGAACTGGGCGCAATACTCAGATGTCAATACCTACAGCATGAAAATCTATCGCTCGCAGTTAATGGCCAAGTTACTTACTATTAACGGCGTCGCAAACGTTGATAAGATGAAATTGAACAATCGTGAAGCTGATCTAGCGCTTGTTTTCACAGGGCAATTACAACAATTGCCGTATAAAGGAACAGTGAGGGTTGTTTAATGGCAAAAGAAGTAAACTTATCTGAATACGTTCCAAATTACTATGAGGGCGTCAAGGATATGAAAGAGCTGGTTAAGGTTGAAAATGCTCTATTTAAAGATGGAACTATCTCGTTAGAGCAGTTTATCAAGAATCAGTTCATTATGTATTGTGATGTTCCTACGTTGACGAAATTTGAAGAAGTATACGATATTGTTGCCCACCCAACCGATACGTTGGAGTGGAGAAGAGAACGTGTCTTGTTGCGGATCAATATGAGACCACCATTTTCTTGGTGGTTTTTAATTCGCAAATTGGACGACCTTTTCGGCAAAGGAAAGTACAAGGCTTCAGTAGATTTCGCTAATCAGGTCTTACTGATTGAGTCTGGTGCAGAAACGAGCGGACTTTTCAGAGAGTCTGTTGTTTTTATCAACGCAATCAAACCAGCGAACATGGTATATACGCATATTCCAACAGTAACTGAACGAGTCAAGCTGAAAGAACGGCTATTTAAGACCTCGGTAGACTTTGCTAGAGTTGGTTATGCAGTTGTAGGGGTGACAGCTCTTGAATACGAAGGAGCAGAAGAAGAGGTTATATTTAGTGATTAAAGAAACATTATTTACCTCGATTACTGATACTGTATTAGCTAAAATAAGCAAAGCTAGATTAAAAAATATAGCTGCTTCTGAGCTTACAGAATCTACATTAGTATATGTGAATGATGCTACAGCAGCATCTAATCCTTCTACGGTAGATGTTACTTCTAAAGGCTTTTACTATTACAGTACTGCTGCGGGCAAGTGGGTGAAAATGGCAGAAGGAACGATACAAGAGCAAGACCTTAGAATGGTGGGGACTAATAGCCACATCACACAGGATGCTGGTGTAGGTGGAAATGGTAGTGGAGTAGGTACAGGTCCATACAATATAGCTATTGGGAAAGATGTTCTATTCTCAAATACAAGTGGTTCTCATAATATAGGAGTAGGGCTGGATGCATTGCGATCTAATACTATAGGAGTTAATAATGTAGCAGTGGGTATAAGATCTCTAAAGTCTAATGATGAAGGAAAAGGAAATGTGGGTATTGGTGCTAATACATTGTATTCTAATACAGCGGGAGCGTATAATGTGGCTGTAGGGGAAAATGCTTTGTATAGTAGTATTTCTGGTGTTGGGAATGTGGCTGTGGGTACAGATGCACTTTATAAAAATACTACAGGGGCTAATAACACCGCGATTGGTTACACTGCTCTATATAAAAATACTACAGGATCATCCAATATAGCTAATGGTTTTGGAGCTTTGTATAATAATACAACAGGGCATCGTAATATAGCATTAGGATATCATGCTTTGTATACTAATGGTCAGGGAGATAATAATATGGCATTGGGGCCAGAAGCGCTGAAGGATAACTATAGTGGGAGTAATAATATCGCGTTAGGAGTTGCTGCATTAAGATCCAGTACTGCATCAAGAGGGAGTATTGGTATAGGAACCAATGCACTTTATAGCAATACTTCAGGTATTTCTAATATTGCCATAGGATCATATGCACTTAGTTCTAATCCAACAAGT